ATGTAGCACAAAAAGCCATGCCCGACGCAATACAAATGTTCAATACTCTCAAAGAGAAAATTGACATGGGCTTGGAAGAAATCCTAGCAGTAGAAGCCAGACTATGGTCAGACGAATTAGAAGTCGCTGGCACGGTTGACTGTATAGGGAAGTATATGGCTAAATATGCAGTAATGGACTGGAAGACTTCTCGTAAAGAAAAGTCCAAGGAACAAATAACCAACTACTTTTGCCAAGGTGCTGGTTATGCTAAAATGTGGGAAGAAAGAACTGGTATGAAAATCGACCATGTTTTAATCTTTATTGCCACAGAAGAAACAGGAAAGACCCACGTATATCATGCCTATGTTGACGAACACATCAACCAGCTTAAAGATCTAAGGGAACAGTTCCGAAATGAGAATCACTATTAAGGGTGGTACAGAAGAGCAAAGGTTGCACGCTAAACAATTCTGTAAGTTCTTCGCGAAGAAGTTCTTCAAAGACGAACTATCAAAAACTCTCTCTGTAAAAATAGAGCATCATCCGTATGTTCATGACGTCACCGATCTCGCTGATTGTGTATGGACGGATGAAGAAGATCCACCAAAGAAATACCACATTCAGATTTTCGCACCAGACGATATCCTTCTGGTAAACTACCTTAGAACTCTCGCTCACGAAATGGTGCATATCAAGCAATATGCGAAACGCGAACTCCGCCAACTCCCAAGCACAAATAACGAAATCTGTAAATGGCTAGGAAAGCGATATGAGTGGGAAATGCACTACTGGGATCGCCCTTGGGAAATTGACGCGCATGGACGCGAAAAAGGATTAGTGATTGATTATGGCAAAGCATACAATATGGGAACGACCCTGCAAAGCGTATTTTGACCTGAACCCGACCCTGACCCCTGTTTTACCCTAATGTTTGCGACTTTTTGACCTAAGTCATTGATTTTATTAGGTTTTTTCGTTTAAGTGGACTGAAAACCACCCCTAAAAACTCCTTATAAATCAAGGGCTTGCAGCCGAGGTCTATTTTGTGACCGACCCCGACTGGCTCGGTTTACCATTATTTTACTTTGAACCCCAAATAGGGTATAATAATTGAACTGGTAAAAGCCAGTATTACATCTATGTTTAATATAATGAGGAAACACAATGAGTAAGAATACTAACTCGCAGAAAGAAACCGTCCTGAATGCCCTGAAAAACGGCAAGACTCTGACGACCGCCCAAATCACCAACAGCTACAAAGTCACTTCGGCTTCTGAAGTCATCCGTCAACTTCGTTCGGAAGGCTATGCTGTTTACACCAACACTGATAGCAATGGCAAAACCACCTATCGTCTTGGCACCCCAAGCCGTCGCATGATTGCTGCTGCTTACAACGCTGGCGGTTCTACGCTGTTTACCCGCAACTAATACTTAATAGTTGTTAAGAAATGGGGGAGGTCAAACTCCCCCTTTCCTATAAATAATTTCTCGTCCAACCAAAAAAGGAAATGCGATGACTTTTATGAAGAAATCGGTTATCCTTGCTGTTGTACTAGCAAGTCTGACTGTAATAAATCAACGAAGTGCTGATGCAAAACTTTTAGATAATGACAAACTGTTTCAAGAATTAACACCAAACTTTCCAATTACTAACCCAGTCAAATCTAAACCAATCAAAGCGTTATCCAAGAGTGACATTGCCTGTTTAGAGGCAGTAATCTATAATGAAACCAGAGGTAACAAAGCACAGGGTGCTATTCTCGTCGGAGCGACAGTCTTCAATCGCGCGAATAGTAAATACTATCCAAAAACAATTTGTGGTGTAGCATACCAAAAAGCGCAATTTACTAATGTTCGCAAAGTAAAACCGCACCACATCAACAAACAAACTAGGGATGTCGTTCAAGAAATCATCGAACGATATGAAAACGGTACATTAAACAAACGTGTTATGTACTTCCACAATACATCTGTAAAACCGAAATGGTCTTACAAAAAGAAGCGCGTAGCAAAAGTAGGAGCGCACATTTTCTATGCTAGATAAACTTGAAAAGAAATTTGATGCCAATACATTTGCTATGGCAGTAGAAAGCAAAGTAAAAATGGGGATGGGCTATCTCGAAGCCATCCTCTCTTTCTGCGAAGAGAATGACATGGAACCAACAGCAATTGGGAACTTGGTCAAAAAGTCTGACGTGATTAAATCGAAATTAGAAGCTGAATGTCGAGATATGAATTTGTTGGAAAGAACTGCAAAATTACCATTATAATTAAAGGAATATATTATGAGCGAAGAAACAACTGTTATTGATTCGAGTGAAGAAGTAAGTCTACCGCAACCGAAGAAGCGTGACCTATTCTTTACAAAGCAGGTCGACCAAGACAGCATCGCTGCTCTAACCGAAAGTATTCTTGCTATCGAGAAGCATGACAAATATATCAAGAAGCTGTATGCGCTTCACAATCTTGAATATTCACCACGTCCCATTAACATTTACATTGACAGCTATGGTGGTATGGTCTACCAGTGCTTCGGTCTGTTGTCAATCATGCGTGAATGTAGCACACCGATTCATACAATCGTGACTGGTACAGCTATGAGCTGTGGCTTTCTGATTGCTATTAGCGGTCATGTTCGTTCTTGCTATGCTGATTCTACTCACATGTACCACCAAGTTTCGACTGGTATCATCGGTACACTGAAAGAAGTAGAAACAGAATTCTTGGAAGCATCGCGCTTACAAGATCGCATCGAAGATATTACTCTTCGTCAAACTAAGATTACTCCTGAGAAATTAGAAGAAATCTACAACATGCGTCACGACTTCTATATGTCGTCCGAGGAAGCACTTACTCTTGGTTGCGTTGATAACATCATCGGAACCATCCATACTCCGAAGACGAAGAAGCCAGTATCACGCAAAAAGAAAGAAGCATAATTTTACTAACAACACATTTTAGGGTATAATATCATTATGAATATATTTGCGCTTCACCTAGAACCTAAAACGTGTGCCGAAATGCACGTGGACAAGCATGTTGTCAAGATGATTCTTGAGTATTCGCAACTGCTTTCCACGGCGCATCGTGTCCTAGATGGGCAACAGTATGTTGATGATTCCAGCGGACGACGTATCAAACGCTGGAAGCTAGACAACAGTTTCGCTGGTGACAGTTTGCTTTACAAAGCCACACATATCAATCATCCTTCCGCTATCTGGGCGCGAGAGAGCAAAGCCAACTATCAGTGGCTCGCTTATCTGCTCGTCGAGTTGTGTAAGGAATACACTCACCGCTATGGTAAGGTACACAAGTGCGAGGAAATCGGACTTGTCAAATGGCTTGTAAACTGCATCCCAGAAAACATTGCAACCAAACCATTCACTCAACCTACACCTGCGATGCCAGACAAATACAAAGTCAAAGGTGACTCTGTAAAATCCTATCGCAACTATTACATCGGTGATAAACAGCGCATGGCTAGTTGGAAGAAACGACAAGTGCCAGTGTGGTGGGCATGAGAGTGACACCGTTTGAATGTTACAGCACCTATCTAGCACTCAAGACTCATTTCTCTTCACCGAGTTATGACTATCACCGCTATGGTGGTAAAATGAATTTGAAGGAAGATACATTCGAGGTTCGCCGAGATAAGTATTTCTTCATGAAACTTTCCAAGAAACCAGAGCCGTTCGAGTATTTGTTGGCAAACATTTCCTCTCGCGGTACTAAAGCATGGATCGGTGATATTATCGATTCATCTGGCGAGGAAACCTATCTGGCATGGAAGAAGCGGAAGGAATCACTTTCGTACAACTTCAAGTCAGAGTTGTCCAATTTGAAGGATGAGTTGGATGACAACCTAGTTATGGATGGTGGCAATCATCCGTATCTACTCAGGTTGTATCTCCTAAAGGAGTTTAGCTTGGATTCTCTTTGTATTATGAATACTGTACTCAACTTTGTTCCCTACTGGGATAAAAACATCAGCGAGTATGACCCAACGTGGAAAGAAACCAAACTTCTCATCAAAAAGTACACACCGTTCTTAGAATTCGACAAAGCTAAGATGAAAGAGATAATTGATAGTCGATTTGACATATAAATAGTCAACTATATTATGAACATGTGAAACCGTTAATACACCGTCAATACAAGGAACATACTTATGACACAATCGTTCGAACAATTAAAACGCAGTCGCCAAGATTCATTCAGCAAGCTGACCGAACAGCTTGAGAAGTTGAATGAAAAGAAAACCTACGCTAAGGATGACTCCAACTACTGGAAGCCTGAAGTAGATAAAGCTGGTAATGGTTTCGCTGTAATCCGTTTCCTACCTGCACCGCAAGGTGAAGATGTACCTTTCGTACAAATGTTTGACCATGGTTTCCAAGGTCCGACTGGTAAGTGGTATATCGAAAACTCTCTGACCACTATCGGTGGCAAAGACCCAGTAAGCGAACTCAATTCGCAACTCTGGAATTCAACTAAGGATGATGAACATCCTAATCGCCAACAGGCTCGTAAGCAAAAGCGTCGCTTGTCCTATATCGCCAACGTCTATATTGTAAAAGATCCAGCCCATCCTGAAAATGATGGCAAGGTATTCTTGTACAAGTTCGGCAAGAAGATCTGGGATAAGATTCAGGCTGTAATGTATCCTGAGTTTGAAGGCGACGAAGCAGTCAACCCATTTGATTTGTGGGAAGGCGCAAACTTCCGTCTGAAGATTCGTCAAGTTGCTGGCTATCGCAACTACGATCAGTCGCAGTTCGATCCGAAGAGTCCGTTGCTTGATGATGACGCGAAGCTAGAATCTGTCTGGGCTTCTGAACACAGCTTGAAGAAAATCGTCGATCCGTCGAACTTCAAGTCGTATGATGAGCTGAAAGCACAGCTTGACCGCGTTCTAGGTGCTGGTGGTGTTGCTGGTGCAACTGCTGCTGACACTGATGAAGAAGTCGCCGAGTACGTTCCTCGCGCGAAAGTCGCTGAAGCGCAATCTGCTCCAGTAGCAGATACTCCAGCTTCTGATGAAGATGATGATTTGGATTTCTTCCGAAAATTAGCTGGTTAAAAGAAAGGGAGCTTCGGCTCCCTTTTCTTTAGGTATATGCTTTACTGAATCCACTGAACCCAGCATTTCCTCTACTGCCGAGACCAGCTCGTTCTGCGTGTGGTGCTTGATTCATATTAGTGGTTGATCGAATATTATTTGGTGCATTTACAACTGTTGTATTGTTTACAGCTGGTGCAGGTGCCGCTGGTGGTTTGGCTTTTGCTTCTTCAGTTTTTCTGTTAAGTTCTTCTGCTCTGTTTGCGGCTGGAGCTGGTACTGCTTTTGGTACTGCAGATGCTTGTGGTACGCCAAGTAATTCTGATGCTAGGCTTTCACTATATCCTGCATCTGTTATAATTTTTTTGGCTTCTTTTACGGTGGTTACACCTTCCAATTTTTCTGCTATATCTTCGCGCCCACCTTTCTTTAATTGTTCTTGTGCTGAACCTATTGCTTTTTCTTCGTCTACTGGCTTTGGACCAGATGGTTTTTTTATTCCTAACCAGCTTAATAGAGTGTTACCAAACGGAACAGCTCCCGCCAGCTTTATTAAAACTTCGCGAATCGCTTTTGTGATGTCTTCCCAGATGTTAGAAACAAAATCACCGACATTGCTAACATTATCAAGTGCTTTGTCGAAGTTTTTTCTAATTACACTAGTTTCATCAAATAAATCAATAAATCCTACGATTGGATTTAAGAACCCGACATATTTGTCTAAGAATTCTTTAAAATTAAACTCTTCAACTATCTTCGCTGCATCTTCAAGTCCAATCAAATCTAAAAGACCAGAAAGAAGAAATTGTCCTATATCTACGAAGATTCCTAATAAGCCATTAATAAAACCAGTGGTGACTCCTGCTAAAAGACCTCTAAATCCCCCGACAATGCCACCTTTTTCGAATCCTTCGATTGCTCCAGTAATACCACCGAATAGACCTTCGATAGCACCCATAACAAGCGCAAGGATTCCAGACAGTTTACCAACAGTTTTCACCAATCCCAAAAGTCCTTTACCAAATCTAGCAAGCATACCGCCACCAGCAGCCACTTCAGTAGTTGCGACTCCAGTACCAATGGTTGTCCCGACTCCTTTAGGAATACCTTTTTTACCTTTACCTGCGACTCCGCCAATTCCTTGAGTTGCGATTATAGTAGAACCAGGAGCCATGATTGTTTTTGGACCTAAGAACATGTTCTTAATCCAATTTTTCGCCAATAGCAGTAGAAACTTACCACCAATGTATGCAGCCAGACCGATAAGAGCAGCCTTTAATAAATCTAGTGGTTTGGTAAGATCGATAAAACTTAATACGAATCCTAATAGAAATGGTACCAGAACTGCTGTAATTATTGTCAATAATCTCTTGAGACTACCAAAGTATTCGTCAAACAATTTCCCAAGCGGACTTTTTTCTTGCTCGCCTTCGCCTAATTTAGCTTCTTTTTCTTTTTCTTTTTCGGCTAGTCTATTCTTGGTTTCTACACGCGCTACATCAAGATAAGCGTCCATGCCTGCATACATAATTCCTTGAGAGCGCATCACAGCAACCATATTATCTGCTATGTTTTTAACAACACCGAGAAGATCTGTAAGGACAGCGAGTTGCACTTTTTGAGTGTCAACTGATATTTTAATATCTGTTGATTTCTCATCTTCTTTTACTGGACGCCCTTGTGAATCAGTAGCGATTGTTGGTAGCGGTTTGGTTGCCATTTATTTTCTCTTTGATTGTTCTTTTTCTTTTTCTAAATGTTTCAGTAACATATTAACGTAGATATCTCGCTCGAATGGTAGCCACTCATTGATATCTTCAAGAGAATACTTGTGATGCTGCATCAATGCAAAGTTAAGTTCGTAATAATGCGGTAGGGACATATACCCTACCATTAATCGAAAAAACTTTGAATACCCTCTAGCGTAATCATTTTCTCGACGCCATCTTTTGTTTTATACTTTACTTCTGCATATACTTTTGGCATAGCGTCGAAAAACTCTTTAATCTTTTGAAGTTCCTTAACACCCATAGAAAGAACGAATTCTTCCATATCTTTTTGCGAATATTCTGATGTTTCAAATACTTCTTCACCTTGATAGATTTGTTCAATGCAAGCAATCATGGTTCTCAGCATTTGAGTGGTTTCGTCTACCTTTCCTATCTTTGCAATAACATCAAAAGTAGGATAGTTCATGAAGACCGAAATATCATCAGTTAATTTGATTAATCTTTCTGGTTTCATTTTTGATACCATTAATTTATCAAGATCAACTTCTACTTCATATATCTGTCCATCGTCTTCGTCTTTTACTCTTGCTGCAACAATATTAGAAACAGATTTAGATCTAATGTTCAGAAAGAAATATTCTAAGTCGAATGAACATAATTTGTCAACATCAATTTTATCCAAGCAACAGTTATTTACGATTGCTTTGTATGCATTTATCGTATCTTTTATATCATCACTTTCTTTTGTGATAAGAAGAATCTTTTCTTCAGCTACGGTAAATGGTCTATAACGAATCTTTTGACCCGACGATGGAATCTCTAGTTCAAAGATAGGTTGTTTAATTTTGGGTAAAGCCATTGTATTTCTCCAATCAGTCAATCAGTAATTAAGGGAATTTTCTAATATTATTCAGGTTCTGTTTGATAAATCTTGTTCCAGAGATAATCTTATTAACATTATTTATAGTGTCGATTGCGGTTCTGTTGTTGCCAAGGAATGGTAGCAACGAGTTTGTGGTATTGAGAATACCATCTGCTCTCTTGAGAATAGTTAAATTAGTCTTAAACTCATTAATCTTCTGTGCTGTATCAGCAATGGTACCAATAAAGTTTGCGGTGCTGTTTAGGAAATCAGAAATATCCTTAGCATCCTGGTCGACTCTGGTTGGCGTATCATAAGGAGAGCGAGTGTTATAGTATTTACCATCAACAGCTTCTAGGCTCAACTGACCAAATCTATATTCTGTTGTTCTGTACGCAAACGAAACATTAATTCTCAAAAACTCGTCGCCATTACCCCAATCTAATGAAACTGGAAACCCCATCTGTATAGGATATGCTTCTACTAGCTCGCATTCGATTACCGCCATAGAATTACTTTCATTTGAAGAATCAGCATCAGCAGCATTTTCTGTGCCGACCATTTGATTCATTACATATATCTTTAAATCTTTGCAAGTATAGTCGTCTTTATATGCGACTCTGTGTTTATTATTAGGAAATTCCTTACCAGTGTTTATAACTTTGGAAAGCCACTTATCAAACAGTTGTAACGCTGCAGCGTTTCTGGCATCAATATAAAAAGTTAATTCGATTTCGTCATATAATACATCATATGGCATTTTTATTACTTGGCCATAACCATAAGGTCTTTGTTCAGATGTAGCAATTCTTCTCCCAGGAAGATTTGTAGCAGAGCATAACATAGCTACATCGCTAAATCCATCGACTGGTGGAGTAAACTTCACATAAAAATTAGAACCCTGAATTAAACCAACTTGTAAGAATTTACTTACGAAAGTATCTACGCTAAAGCGATTAAGTTCTTCTGCCATTATACTTTGCTCCTGCTATCTTTCCAAACTTTCTCTTTGGTAGCTTTCTTGAATTGTTCTGTTGGTAGAAACACTGTCATATCCCATTGTTCTGGTGGAACATAGATGAACGAAGAACGAGTGTGTTCGTAAAGGTAATGCTTAAAACAAGGAGCAAATAATTTGTAACGACCTGCTCCCGATAATAGTCTGTATGTCAAACGAAGACGAGTTGTTTCGTCTTTCTTTTCAGTATTGACTCTCAACTCGTATAGAGCGTCCAATAATCTAGCTCTTAGGATCGGTGGAAGATAATGTAAGTTTAGACCATAAAATCCATCTTGGGCAAACTGAACAGGAAAGATTAGCGGAAAGCGGTCGTAGTATGGAAGTTCTTTCTTTCCTTTTGGGTCATACAAGAACATATACATTCTGCCCATCTTTACACGTTTTCTTTTGTTTTCTGATTCATTAATAAACTTAGAAGGAACGACTGTATTTTTACCAATCTCGGCATATTTTGATCTTAACCATGTAACAGCTTTTGTAGTGTGTTGCGAAATATCAACGCCAGCTTTCGTAGCGTCTTTAACCAACCTTGTGTAAATATATGCTGACATTAGCCGTTTAATTCCTTCTCTGTAATAATTTGAAACTTCCAACCGCGATCTTTACAATACTCTTCCGCAGCTTTCCACTTCGACTGATTCTTACCCCAAGTCATAACTTCGTTGATATATCGTCTAGTTCTTCGCTGCTGTTTCTTAGGTTCGCGCGTCTGAGCTAGTGGTTTAATCTCAACAAGTATGCTTTCTATTTTGCCATCTGGCGTTTTCTTTCTAAACCAAAAGTCTACGAAATATCGATGCATCTTGTTGTCTGTTACGCAGCGATAAGGAACTACAACTTCCTCCGAGTTCCACTCAATTACATCAGAATGAGTGTCAAGAAAGTTCATAAACTTTAGTTCTAAACTTGACCTATAAATAACTTTGGTCGGGTCACCCTTATATTTAGCTGGGTTCTTGACCTTGTATTTTCCCTTCCATGCCATTTTATCGCCTAAATAAAGAGTATAATCAACAAGGTATTTATATGACTAGTACAGGACCAAGATCAAGAGGTGGCGCGCGTGGCAAAAATGTTGCGACGCAGGATATCGACAGAGCGAGAAACGAAACACAAGTCGCTAAATCGATACAATTCTTGACTGACCAAGGCAGCAATCATTACAGTTTTCTTATTAAACCTGTAAAAACAAGCTATACAAAAGCTGGTAACGAAATTAGTAAGATACTTAAATACAATGCAGAAGCCGCCGCAAAAACGACCGAAGAATTACAGAAAGATCAAACTCTTAAAGATACAGCAAAACAAGAAGCACAAAAAACTGCAAATGTTTTTTTAGATACCTTTAGACCAAAACTTCTCACTTCCCAAGAAGTAAAAACAGATACGTATATTTCTCTTCCGTTACCAGCGCAGATACCAACAGAATCATTAAATATTGAATATTCTCTAGATAAACTTGGTATTGCTGGAGCAGGATATAGTCTCGGATTGGAAGTGCAAGATTCATTTGGTACCGATGGCGCGTTGGCGGCAGCTCGTGCAGGAGATTATCTTGCTAGAACTCTACTACAAAATATAGATTCGGTAAGAGGAATTAGTACTCTTGCCTTGGGAAATATCGCAAATCCATTTTCTGCAAATATCTTTGAAAACGTGGAACCAAGAAATTTTAGATTAGATTGGCCAATGCTACAACCTAAAAATAAAGAAGAATCTGATAATCTACGCGAAATCATAAATCTATTAAGATATTTTGCTTTACCAGAACCCGATGGATTATTGTTGAAGACACCGCATGAATTTGAGTTGGCATTTCTAGGAACCAATTATCTTTACTCTTTCTCTAGATGCGCGCTAACTAACATTGAAGTAAACTATGCGCCAAATGGTTTTAATGTGTTTACAACAGAAGATGCACCGCAGGCAGTTTCGCTTTCTCTTTCGTTTAAAGAAATATTCCCGCTAAACAAAAATGTCATTCTTAATTCTGGTGGGATTGCTATGAAACCAAATAAACTTGATATGTTTAGCCAAGATGCATCTCAGTCAGATAAAACTGTAGAAACACCTGTTTCTCAATCTAGAGCAGAAACCGAAGCTGAGATTAATCAATTAGTAAATGATTGGAAATTCAAATTTAATCAATTAGAAGCACTCAAAGAGGAAGAACGCACTATTTTAAGTGGTCCTGGTGTAAACGATCCGAATAGAGTCGCCAACATTAAAGCTCAAATAACTCAAGTTAAAGTAGACATGAATTTAATAGCAACAGAAGTTCAATCCCTACAAGCTAAAATTAACTACACGGATAGAACTGGAAAGAAATTAAAACCTCTACCATTCGTATAAGGTAAAAAAAGAAATGGCAAAGCAATATTTTAGCAATTTTCCACTGATACAGTATAATGGTGCTGTTCTTAGAAACATTATGTTGAAGTCCAACATCATCAAAGAATTACTTTTAGGGCAATCATTGTTTTACACTTACGAAGTTAAAGATGGCGAAAAGCCTTCTATGGTAGCGCATAACTATTATGGTTCTGTTGACTATGCTTGGTTAGTTATGATTTCTAATCAAATGATTGATCCGTACTTTGATTGGGTTCTGAGCGATGAAGAATTTCAAGAATTTATTGTAAAGAAATATGGTTCTATTACTGCAGCACAAACTTTAGTTGTTGAATATGCTGACAGCATATCTGATGAACGATATTCTCTAGATACATTTAACTATGTTTTTAGTGGTGATGATTTTGACGGCTGGCTTGTTCCTGTTTATGCTTACGACAAAGAATTTGATCTTAATGAACAAAAAAGAAACATTAGACTTATCGATAAAACATTTAGTAAACAAATTACTTTAGAGTTAGAGAAAAGTCTAAGAGGATAATATGGATACGAGTTTGAAGCCACATCTCATCGTGCAAAATAGCAATACAGTAAATGAATTTAGCTATTCTGTTGTTTTGAAAAAAGATAGGTCAGTAAAAGATGGCGTTGGTATCGCTACACTTATAAATTCTATATCATTAAAACAATCTTTGCTTAGATATTCTATTAGTTTAGAAGCATCGTTGGTAGATGGTATAAATTTGGTCGACGACGGCTTTTTATCTCTCGGTAGTGTCATAGAAGTAACACTATTCAAATTTCAAGATGATCCTATAGAAAACAAAATTATATTGAATTTTTATATTACAAACATAGAAAATTCAATTCAAACCACAACACAAAAAGAAAAGGTATATGATATTGTTGCGTATACTTTTCCTGCTGTAACGAACGCGTGGCCACTGATTAAGTTTTATCCAGAAGGCACACCTTCGGATGTCATCAAGCAAATCGTTGAGTCTAGGTTTGTTAAAAAGGATCCGCCAGATAGAGAAAAAATTGGCACTGGGGATGACTGGATTAGCAGCAAGAATATCATTAAAAATGGATTTATCTTCAATCAGATAAAGCCATTCGACGCTATATCTAGATTATTGTCTCAGTCGTTATCTTCTCAATCTGATGATAGCACATACTTCTTTTATCAAGATTATCAGGGTTTTAAGTTAAAAACTGCTAGATCTATTGCGAGCGACGCCAACAAACAAAGAGCATTCAGATATACGTTTTATCCAGAACGAAACAATACAGATCTTGATGCTAGTGTTGAAAAAGATTACTTCCGAGTATTGTATCTTTCTCAATATGAACACTCAAACTACTTTGATTTGATTGCTTCTGGTGTGCTTAGAAGTGAGATAATGTTAATC